TGACAGGAAAGGAGATTCTGAATGAGCATCGGCGATCCCCCCAACCTTCATCCCATGACTACGAATATGGGCTGGTCCTGCGACCATCCCGCGGTACCTATCAAGCTACCGCCCCGCGTCTTGAAGCTCACCGGCTACACCGGCCAGCCGGTCTGGGTTGTGGCGTCGAATATTTGTGCGTTCGACCACTCCCACGGTGGGGACTCAAAAACCTGTATCTATCTCGTCGGGGGCGAAACTTACTTGGCGAAGGAGACGCCGGAGCAGATCTTGGAGATGCTGAAATGACCGTCCGCGAACTTCAAAAAATTCTCGCCGACCTGCCGCCGGATATGCCCGTGTATATACCGGATACGGTTTGGGGGAATGCTGAGACGTCGCTTGCTTCCGCTCTCACCTACCCAAAGATGTGGCGAGAAGACCGTGATGGGCCTCTCCCGGAAAGGCTACTGCTGCGATGACCGCCCGCGAACTCGCTGCCGCCCTGAACGCCCTCGAGTACGACCTTGAAGTCCGTGTGCCCCGTGAAGGCGGAGTCGGATCCGCTGGCGTCACCGCCGTCAACACCGGTAACTGGGGCGACTTCATGGCGACATGGCTTGCCCTGACGCCGTATCAGACCGCCTTCGAAGTCGAGACGGAGGGGCAGAAATGACAGCGCGAGAGCTCAAGGCCTTCCTCGACGCCTTGCCCCCGGAGAAACTCGAGCTGCCGGTGTACTACTTCGTCGAATACGGAGGCTACGAGTCCGGGGCTTATGGGGTTCGCGTCAAATCGAAAGGCGAGAACAATATCGCTCCGTCATTTCCATACCCTGAAAGGATATTCATCGCGTGAAGCTCCTCGCCTTCGACACCGAGACTTACCTCATCGCCCCCCGCGAGTCCGTCCCGCAGGGCGCCGTCCAGATCAACGTCAGCCCCTACGTCACGCCGAAGCTCATTCTGGGCTCGGTCATGTACGATGGGCAGAGCGGCGCGACGGTCCTGTCGCCCGTCGAGCTCCGCGACGCCCTCATGACCGCGCTCATCGACCCCGATACCCACCTCGTCGCTCAGCATTTCCCCTTCGATCACGACGTCGTCTGCACGGCGTTCCCTGAGCTCGTCGAGCCTTTCAGATCTGCGCTCGACGCCGGGCGGTGTCACGATACGAAGATCCTGGACGTCCTTTACCGTTTATCGACTGGCTACTTCGACACCCCCGATCCCAATGCGAACTGGGCTCTCCCGGAAGTCAAGCCGCGTTCCTTAGACGCCCTGGCCCTTGAGTACCTCAACGTCCAGGTCCCGAAGGACCTCGTCGACGATGACGGGGACCTCGTCCGGCTTAGCTTCCACAAGTGGGACGGCGGGGACATCAAGTACATCCCGCGGATCTTCCTGGACTACGCCGCCAAGGACGCTCACATAACGCTCCGCCTCTTCCAGCATCTCGCCGCGCTCGCTCCCGCTGACCTCTGGGGCGAGCCGGCGCAGGTGCGGGCGGAAGTGGCGTTCTATGCGCTGGATAAGATTGGGGTCCGCATCGATCAAGCTGAGGCTCAGCGCCTACAGCACCTCTTCTCGCGGGACATGCCGGCGTATCAGCGGGAGCTTGTCGAGGAGGGTCTCGGTGAGTGGATGCCGGTTACCGGGACAGTGAAGAAGGAACGCTTCGAGGGTGACTGCGTCGCGTGTGACGATCCCCCGCTTATCTCTGGGCGCTGGCACGTCTCACACGTTACTGGAAGCCGGGTTAACATCTACCGCTGGCGGGTCTTCAAGCACCATTTCTTCCGTGACACCGCGCTCGGCCACTTCCACCTCTTCCAGGCCGTCATCCGCGCGAAGCTCGAGGACTTCGCCCTCGCGAACGGGATCGACTTCAAGACCACCGACGGCGGTGACCTCTCCATCCAGGCGGATGAGTGGAAGGACCGAATCCCGAAGGACCGCCCGGAGCTCCAGACCTGGCTCGCGCATGAGCGGCTCAAGAAGATTCTCACGACGTACTTGAACCTGTACGCTCGAGTGACTCAGGTCTTCCCGAAGTGGTACTCTCTCCGCGCTCGGACGACCCGGACGTCGACGGCGTCCCCGAACGTCCAGAACGTGAGCAAGAACAAGCACGGCATTCGCTCCCTCTTCGTCCCGCACGATGGTTACGTCTTCATGAAAGCTGACTACAGCTTCCAGGAGCTCGTCACCCTCGCGCAGGAGATGCTTGAACTCGGAATCAAAGGGCCGCTCTATGACGCGATCCAGATTGGCGATCCGCATACCAGCACCGCGGCCCTTCTTTTGAATTGCGACCCGGTGAAGATCGGCAAGAAGTCCCCGGAACGTCAGGCCGCGAAGGCCCTGAACTTCGGCGTGCCGGGCGGACTGGGCGCGGCGAAACTCAGAGACTACGCCGCGAAGGACCCTTACCGGGTGAACTGGACGCTCGAGCAGGCGAAGGAAATGCGCCAGAGTTTCCTCGCCGTCTACCCCGACATCGAGGAGTACCTCGAGCGCCACAAGACGTCCCTCAGCGCCAACCTCCTCCGCGTCACTGGCCGCAACGCACAGTACTGGTGCGAGAAGCTGGGCGTCCGGAGCTTCGGCGACCTGCGGAAGGCCATGGTGACGTCCAAGGACCCGGCGATCCGGGGCCTCTTCTACAAGGCCGAGCGGAGCTTGGAGGTTCGTCTTGGCACCGGGTTCGTCCGGAAGGGGTGTGCGTTCACGGAAGGGGCGAACACCCGCTTTCAGGGGAGGGCCGCGAGCGTCTCGAAGGAAGCCATGTGGCGGGTCTTCTCGTGCCCAGAGTTGCGTAGCTTGGGCGCCCGAGCCGTCATGATGATCCACGACGAGATCGTCCTCGAGACGCCCCTCACGAACGCGGCTCGGGCGTCGGAGCTTCTCGTGGAGCACATGCTCGCGGCGTTCCGAGACGTCTGTCCCGACACAGGTCCCTTCGCGAAGGTCGAGGTGGAAGGTCCCCTCGTTCGCTGGGGAAAAGCGACAGATTCGGCTGGACTTACGATTTAGGTGAGGTATACTTTCTCCATGATCAAAGCAATCTTTCAGTGGCTCTGGCCCCCGGATTTTAGGCACGAAGACCGCATTCACTCGCTGGAAATAGAAATCATGGACTTCGTGGAGGAGCTCAACGGTCTCGCCGATCACGTCGAGGATCACTGCGAGCGCCTCGAGTGGTGTCACACGCACATCGAGGCCCTCTTTGACGCCCTCGGCGGGAGTAAGCAAGCTCCGATCGACCCCCGAATTAACTGAGATGAAACCCCATGCAAAGCGTACCGATAAATATCTGCGCCGGTTGCGGAAAGACCATGGACGACGATCTTTATTGGCACTTCGCCAACTCGCATTTCTATCATCTTGCCTGCGCTCCTTCCACACTGCCGTCACCTACAAAAAAGGAAACGATGAGCATGTCCGCCTTGTCCGCTTCGTCCGTGCCAACATCCGAACCCTCTGGCACGCCGTCGCCCCCAACAATCCCGTCCTCCGCGAGCTCTTCATCCCTCGCGACGAAGTTCGACGCCGGAAAAGCTGAGATCCACCTCGTCCCCTCTGAGCTCGTCCTCGCCGTCGCCAGGATCTTGATGTTCGGGAAGAAGAAGTACGGGGCGTGGAACTGGCAGAAGGGGCTGCCGCTGACGAAGGTCTACGACGCGACGCAGCGTCACCTTCTGGCCTGGATGGGCGGGGAAACGAACGATCCTGAGAGTGGAGAGCCCCACGTCGCCCACGCAGCGTGCAACTTGGCGTTCATGCTGTGGTTTGCGAAGAACAAGCCCGAGCTGGACGATAGGCCGGTGAAAGCATGAGTAACGCCGAATACGAAAGTCTCAAAGGCCACGTAACCGAGAATCTCAAAAGTACGAACGCCCTGTTGGCGCTCATCTGTGTCGAACTCCGCAGTCTCAGAAAGGACCTGCTCGAGAATGGAAAAGAAAGAAATGACGGTCGAAATCCCCCTGCCGCTACTTCTCGTAGCGATCCTCTGCCTCGCGGTGTGGAGCGCGACGTCGATAATCGTCGCCGACATCGGGGCAAATAACCTCGTCCGGGGCATTCAGGCCCAGCTCGACGCCCAGAAGGAGCAGCTCCAGCGTCTCTTCCCCCCGCACAGGGAGGAATTGTGAGCAAGCGCCTCGTTAACTTCAGCTCGCTCGACCTCTTCGACCTCTGCGAACGCAAGTACTACTACGAGAAGGTCGAGGGGTTCGACGAGAAGGACTCCCCGATCCTCCTCATAGGGTCGGCGTACCATTCGGCGATCGCGGACATGCTCGAAGAGGAGATGCCTTTAGTTTCTGCTTTAGAATCCACATTCTCCGGCGTGACTCTACAGGAGGGTCTCCAACGGTTCAAAATCTCACCGTCTGAGCTCCGCGCAGAGATGGCTTTGAATCTTGCTCGCCTCCAGTCTGACGTCCTGACCCCGGCGGAGATCAGGCCCGAATACAGGGACCACTATCCCGTCGTAGAGCACCAGTACAAGAACTACAAGACCGGCTTCTACGGGACGGTCGACCTCGTCTCCGTGACTACCCCCGTCGTTGACGCGTCTGGGCGGGTGATCGGCAAGACCGACTCCCCTTGCGTAATCGACTGGAAGACCCTCACGTCCGATCGACGCCGCTCCCAGCGAGATGCGGTGTACTCGCCTCAGCTTGCCTCCTACGCCCGAGCAATGAACGTCCGGAACGCCGCGTTCGTTGAGATCCCCCGGAACTTGGACAAAGAGATTCGAGTCCGCGTAGTTAACTACACCGAGGTCGACATGCGAAACTGGGCGTCCTTCCTCGACGCTCAGCGGGTTGCGCTGATCTCCCGGCGCAAGAACAAGGTTAACTTCAAGCCCACGAAACGCAAGAACCCCCTCTGCTCGCCGATCTGGTGCGAGCATTTCTGCAAGTGCTACGAGATTTCCCCGTTGACAGAAGCCACTGAGGAAGTATGATAGAGCTCACTGACATCGTCCGTTACTCCACCGCCCTCTGCGCCGACGTGGTTCGGGGGGCAAACACTCTCATAGGAGGTGAGAAAGACGTCGCCGAGTTTACCGACGACGAGAAGGAAGCCTCAGTTCTGCTGGTGCTCTCAACCGCGGCCCTCCTGGAAGGGATGACGATTGTCGCCCTCCCGCCAGACAAAGCCGCGAACGTCCGGGCCTTCACCGAGCGCCTCGCAAGTGATATCCAGAAGGCCCGCAACTCTTAAAGGACCGGCCCCACAAGTCCGGTGACAGGTGACGCCATTCCAGATTTCTCTGCTTTGCTCCAGGATCATTTCACGGCTAAGAGTTTCCCGAACGACGGGAAGGTGACGCTGACGCTTGCCGACGTTCTCGCCGGTGAGGTTGGCCGGGACAAAGATACCCGCCCGAAGCTCTACTTCAAGGAGGATTCGCGGTATCTGATCTGCAATACAACGAACTATGGGCGCCTTACCGCAGCCCACAGCAGCGCAAACAGTGATGACTGGATTGGCGCTACCATCGAGATCACGAAGGACCCGTCCGTCAAGGACAAGTCCGGGCAGGTCACGGGCTCCCTGATCGTGACGGTCACGAAGCCGGCGGCGAAGAAAGCGCCGAAGATGTCCCAAACGAAGTAACCACAGCGCCCTGGGGAAGCCGGGCTGCTCGCGGGCCCGGTTTTTACTATGCCAAAAGAAACTCTGAAACTGTCCAGCGCCGATTACCCTGAGAATGCCGCTGAGCTCATGGCCGCCGCGCTCGCCCCCGGTCAGCTCGATCCTGAGAGCTGGCAGAGGGACGCGGAGGTCAAGCTCGCGGAGTTCCTGGGCGTCGATCCCATGGACGTCCTGCTCTGCGGCTCCGGGACGGCGGCCCTTACGATCGCCCACCATTTTCTCGGCGATAATGGCAAGCTCCCCGTCGAGGCGCCCGCGTTGACGTGGCCTTCGTCATATTGCTACTCTCCGTTCGTCCGGCTCGTCGATTGCCCGGCGTCCCATTCCCCTGCGTGGAGTAAGGATCTCCTCCTCCGCGTCCCTGTCGCTCTCTGGGGGCTGCCGGTGAACATAGGTGTCCTCGAGGTGATTCGCCCGCACGGTCCTGTCGTCTATGATTGCTGCCATGCGTTCGGGAAGGGGCTGGAGGAGCTCGAGGATGAGCTCGTCGACGCCGTCGTCTACAGCTTCGGCCCGACGAAGCAAGTCCCCTGCGTCAGAGGAGGGGCGGTAGTCAGCCCACACATAAATAAATGGTGGAGGGCGTACCGGGACAGCGGGACGCTCGGGCGCCACTTCCTCATGAACCGCGGGGGGAACTTTGAGATTCCTGAGCCGTTCGCCGCCCTCCTCTCTGCCCAGCTTGACGTGCCGAAGGTCCTGCGAGAGGATCGCTACCGGGCGGCGCTTCTCGAAGCGTACGCCAGCGCCTTCGACGGTAAGCCCCTCGCGCTATTGACACATCCGAACTACGCGTCCGGGCATCTCTGCGTCGTCCTCTTCCCGAACGAGGGGGCGAGGATCACCGCCATGGGGCGCCTTAATCAGGCCAACGTCCAGTACGGCCTCCACTACGGCCTGCCGGCGTGGCTCCCTCTGAACCTCTTCCCGTTCGCCCACGACCTCAGCTTGCGGACGCTCTCGCTGCCTTGCCATCTTCACATGACGCAAGCGGATGCCCTGCGCGTCGCGGAGACGATCTTCCCAACGTAACTCCTTCTTCACACTCCTGCTCCAAAAGAAAAGCCCCGTGAGTAACTAAACTCACGGGGCTTTCTCTTTGAACCGACCTGACTACTTAACGATTCGATCCGCCAGCTTGAGCTTGACCGCCTCGTCCGCCGAGAGGAAAAGATCTCCCGGGGCGAGACGCTTCTGCCACTTCTCCACGGACGTCCCGGTCGTCTTGGCCAAGATCCGATAGATCTGCGCCTCCCACCAGTTCATCTCCTGCGAGTAGCCGCCGAGGCTCGAGGCGTTCAGCCCGGCCGGCGGGTCGATGATCCCGCGGTGGAGCATGAGGCGCGTATGGGGCGTCAGGACGCGGATGACTCCGCTCGAGACGAGCAGGGCAGCTGCGCTGGCGATCTCACCGGTTCCCACCGTCGTCCAATCACCGTCCAGCTGCATCGCGTCGTAGATGGCGAAGAAGGACCCAGCGTCTCCGCCCGGACTCTTGAGGACGAGGGTGTGCTCGCAGTCCTCTTTCTGCCGGTAGCGGAGGAATGCCTCGGCGAAACGATCGTCGATCGGGCCGCACCAGATGAGACTCACTGGACTTTGCCTTTCTCGATGAGGTGGAGTCGGAGCTGTTCGTTTGTGTACGTCGCGAAGCCCTGCTGCCAGTCCGGCTGCTGGCAGTAGTGCGGGCTCAGGTCGCATAGGCAGCCCGCCTCCACGGCACTATGAATGCCGTGGAGGGAGCGGACGAAGCGCTGGCTCAGCCGGTGTGAGTGGCCTTGCGCCACGTTAAACCCGCCGAAACGCGCTATGTTCTTGGCGTTCGTCGTGGGGCCGTAGCTGATCCCGTGGAGGACGATCAGCCCGGGGACGACCTGAACGTACTGTTCGTGGGGGACGACCCGCCAGCCGTCGAGCTTTAGGAGCTCGTGGAGGTCGAGGGACTTCAAGGGGAGAAGCGCCGGGGCTTGCTTCATGAGTAGGGACGTCAAGCGGAACTCGTGGTTGCCGATCCCGAAGATCAGCTTGCACTTGGCGCCCACGGCGTCCCTGAGCTGGGCGAGGATGTCTCGGCCGGAGTCGATCTCCTCTTGAGGATCGGCGACTTTGCGCGGGTCCTTGAGGAAACGGGATAACGCCTCAAAGTCGAGGAGGTCCCCGTGGACGACGAGGTGCGAAGGTTTGAACGCCCGAGCAAACTTGAGTAGGGCGCTGACGGCGGCGGGATCGTGGTACGGGACGTGGAAGTCTCCGCACACGAGGACTTTACTTTGCAACGGCCGGTCCCCTTAGGTGGGCTTCGATGAGGGTGAGACGACTGTTAACATCGTAGCAGGCCGTCTCGAGCCTGTCAAGCCTTCCAGTTAGGACGTTGAGGGCGAAGCGCGTCTGGCCGATGAACGAGCCTATGGCGACGAAGCCGATCATGATTTGAACGAGCATTTCCATACGTCACTTGCCTTTCATGGCCTCGTCTTTCATTCTCTTCTTCCGCCACATGCCGGCGGCTTTGGGTTGGATTCGCGTCCAGTAGTTGTACAGCTCCCCGATACGGGGGTCGGCGCCAGCTTCGCCGAGGCGGGCTTTGAGGACTTCGCGTCCTTTCTTCAGCGCCTCGGGGTCGCCCTCGAGACGCCGACGCCCCGCCGGCGAGCGCATCGCCATGTTGATCAGCTCGCCGATCGTCTCGGAGCGGGCGCCTCCTCTGTCGACCCAGCTGAGGATGAGGGCCTGCTCCTCGGGCGTGGCTTGGTTGTAGAGGGCCGGGACGCCCTTCTCTTCGAGACGCCCAGCGGCCATCCAGTCTTGCTTCTCGGTCGTGCTGATCTTGTAGTTCCGGTTGAGTACGTTGACCTCGCGCTCCTTGTGGAGCAGGGCCTTCAGCTCCTTCTCGTAGGACTCCTTCGCTTCCGGGGTCGTCCGCGGGTCGGCGAGCGCGGCCGTGTACCAGCGAAGATCCTGATCGGGACCAAATTGGGGCCGCGTCAAGAACGCCCCGGAGCCCCGCGAGAGGATCTCGTACATGGCGCTTTTGACGAGCCCCTCGTCGTTCGACAAGGGACGCCCCTTCACCCTCGCCCGCTCGGTGAAGAGGTTCTGGAGTCCCTTAATGCGGACGCCGACCTGCGCGGAGAGGAGTTCCGTCCAGTGCGGGGCGCCCACCGGCTTCCCGGTCACCGGGTCGACGGGGGCGCTCAGCGAACGGGGCAGATCCTCAGCGACGAGGAGGGCGGCTCGCGGGACGAACATGCGCCCGAGATGCTTCCAGGCGGCCTGCGCCCAGTCGCTGGGGCGGCCGTTCTTGTAGTCGAGGATATCCTGCCCGGTCAGCGGATCTTTGTTGAACCCCATGACGCCCAGGGTGTTGAGCAGGGGGTTGTTGCCGAACGCATTCCCGATCATCTTCATCCCGTCCGCGACGAGGCCGGTCGTGAACGTCCGGTCCTCCTCGGGGAAGATATGCTCGGCCATCTGGTTGAGGAGGCCGCGCCCTTCCATGAGCTGCCCGAACGGCAGGAAGTTGAAGAGGCTGACGTTGGCGACGGGCTCATGCGTCACCGGATTCCAGATGCGGAGCTCGGTGAACTGAGCCTTGTAGCGTTCCCAAGCATTCTTATGGCCGGCTTGGATGAGCGCCGCGTCGACGCGGTCCTCGTCCACGCCCGCGAGGCCGGCGCTCAGCATGTTCACCGCCTTGACGATGGACAGCGTAGAGAGCAGCTTGACGGGCCTGTTCTTGAACAGATTCTTCCCGATACGCGCGAGCTCAAAAGGAAAGGACGGGACGAGCGAGCCAATAGGGTTGTTCGCGAGAGAGCCGATTGCGTACGGGACCTTTGAGTAGTCCTGGAAGTGCTGCTCGATCTCCCACTTCGCTTCCGCCCGGGACATACGCTTGCGCAAGTTCTGGTAGTTCACGAACTTGTACATCTCGTCGATCGCCCCGTAGCTGACCTGAAGGTACTTCATCGTCTCCGAGTTCGGGAGGCCGAGGAGGTTCTTGTTGTTCAGGTGGAAGCCGACGAGCTTCTGCAAGACGCGCTTCCCGATGCCCCGCTCGTAGTGGTCGAGGACCGTCCGTAGCGCAGCGGCGTGAAGCTGAATCTTCGCGAGGTTCTGGGGGTGTTCACCGAGGGCGAGACGCTTCTCGTACTCGAGCTGGAGCTCCTGATACTTTGCAAGGTTCTTCTTCACCGCCACCGGGTCGTCAAGGTCGAATGCCTTGAGAAGCGCCCGCGTCGAGGGGGCGTGAATCTCCGACTCGAACGCCTTGCCAGAGGAGTGACCGTTTTCAACGAACTCCATGTAGATGGGCGAGCGCTTGTACATCGCGACGCGGCTCTTCGGTCCTTGCAGGATCTCCCGGACTGCGAGCTTCCAGGAGTCTAAATTCTCGGGAGCGAAGATCCTCCCGTCGACCAGCTGGCTTAGCGTGACGTTGAAGAGGTTATTTGCCGCCCACGACTGGTGGTTCTGGAGAATGCCTGAGTTCTTCACGAGACGGTTCACCGTCCGCATCGTCCGCCCAAGGACGCCGGGGACTTTCTCCATGAGCTCTTGGGGGGCCGTCGCACCCGCTGCGTGGAAGCTGTCGGCGATCGTGTCCACCCAGGTACGGAACTGGTCGAAGTTGTGCTGGTAGTGGGTGATCTCGCTGAAGACCTTCGAGTGGACAAACTTCCCGGCCAGGTTGCCGAGACGCGCTTTGTCGTTGGGCAGACGCTTGAACTGCGTCCCGAAGTCCCGGGCGCTATCGCCGAAACGGTTGAGGAGCGACTGGTGCTCGAGCTCGTCGATCACGAGCCCCGTCGAGCGGAGGCTGTCGAGGAGCAGACCGAGATGAAAGTTCTTGGATAGGTCCTCGAAGCTGCGTAGCATAAGGTAGGGCGTCTTCGTCGAGAGGCCGAGGATCTCGATCCCTTCTTTGCCGATCGGCGCAGCGAGGACGATCCGGTCACCACTGGGCGTCGTCCCTTCTGTGATACCTTCCTTCCCGCCCTTCATCGACTCGGCTGTCTTCGTCCCGTACGTCCGGCGAATCCAGTCGTTGGCGAGCTTCTCGTTCGGGAACTTCTCATCGTAGATGAAGCCGTCAGCCTCGCGGACCCGGACGCGATGCTTGAAAAGGTCCCTCTGGAACATGAAGCTTTCTTGCCCCATGCCGATCTTTTGGGCGCCCTCACCCGTCTTGAGATTCCCGGCCATCTTCTTTATCCGGTCGTCGTTGATGGCCTTACTCACCTCGTGGACACCGTACTGGTGCGGGTCGTAGCCCTTCTCGACGAGGTTGTTGTACATATGCTGGTCGATCTTCCCCGCCGCTCGCATCTTCTCGAGCATATTCACGCGAAAGGACTCCGCGTTCTGGAGGAAGTTCTCGACGTTGCTCTGGACCGTTGCGTCCCCAGACGGATAGACTTTGTCGTACGCGTCCTTGAACTCCGGGTAGTCGGCGATCGTCCCTTTGATCCGCCCTGTCTGCAAGGCCCGGTAGAACTCACCTTTCAGCTCCGGCGCGAGAGTCCGCTCGACGTTGTCGAGCATGGCGTAAAGGTCGTTGATGTGGACCATCTGAACGGCCTGCTGGTTGGCGACGAGCCTGGGCAGTTCGTGGAGGGCGCGAGCTTTGCCCCAGAAGGGAAGGCCGTTACCGCCGAGGCCAGAGAGTTCCGCGCCGACGAGGTGGGCGGCGACCTCAGCGGACGAATCCTCTGCGAGGAGCCCGATGTGGCGCATGGCTTGCTTCGTCGAGAGGGTGATCTTCTCTTCGATCGCGGCCTGCTCACCGGCGGCAGACGCGAGTTCCTCCCGGACGTCGATGCCCTTCTTCGCCCGGGCCTTGATGGACTGGATTGTGCTCTCGAGCTCGGAGAGGCGCGTCGCGTGGCCGATTGACTTCCACTTGTAGATTTGGTCCTCGAGGCTGGGCTTCGAGAAGAGATCCCGGAGCTCCCGGCTCTTCGGCGACATATGGAACTCCTCGCCCTCGATCGACGCCGAGACGATAAAGTCCTCTCGCCGAGCCCCGCCGAAGAGCGCCGGGTCCGTGTCGAGGATCGTCGCGAGGTCGTTGTCCGTGATCGTCTGCATGAGGATCTTGTCGTCGTCCAGCGTCCAGCGGGACGTCACAGGGTTCGTCTGGGACCGGCGCTGCTCGGCGGCAAGCTGGGTCTTGCGTTCCTGGAGGTACTTTGCTCGCGCCTCGTAGCGGGCGTCTTTCGGGACGTTGATATACTCCCGCTCGAGGGCCTCGCCGGCGATGCGGATCTTCTCGTCAGCAACCGCGTAGGCTCGGTTAGCCCGAGCGTTGCGGATCTCGGATTCAATCTTCGTCAGGTAGTAGTCCTGGGCGTCGTTCGCCGCGAAGTCGAGGACGCGCCGGGACGCCTCGGTGATCTGGTTCAGCTGCCCCGGGCTGTAACCGAAACGCTTAGCCAGGAAGCGGCCGACGGGACCGTCCGGGGCGAAACGCTTCGTGTCGGCCAGCTGAAGGACGGTCGCGAAGTCGAGGTCCGTCATGTCCGGTTCGCCCCAGAGTTTCGCCCGCAGCTCAGAGAAGCGCTTCGGGTTGTAGCCCCGACCCGCTGCGGCCTCGGAATACATATGTTCGATCTCGGCGTACATCTGTACCCGCTTCGCCAGACCCTCGTGTTTGGCGTGACCGTCCTGGAGGGCCGCGAGCTTCGTCTGCGCGTCGAAACGCCCCTCCGCCGTCGGGGCCTGCTCGGCGAGACGCTCGAGCTCGGTAGCCTCGGCAAAGTCCCCGGGGGCGCGGTTGAGCGACGCGTAGAGACGGTCGCCGAGCTCCTTGTAGCCTTTCGAGAGAGCTCGCAGCCCCGTCTCGGTGAGGTGAGATGGTAGCCCGACCTTGCTGCGCATGAACTGATAGAACTTCGGGATCGCTCCGCGGGGCATCATCCCTTGAACGAGTATGCCCAAGTCGGCGAAGTCGACGCCCATAGCACTCGCTTTCTTCCAGGCCATGAGCGTCCGGTTGAGGGTGCCGGTCGGAGTGGCACCACCTGCGCGAACGTCCTTCCACTCCTTCGCGAGAGCCGTCGAGTGGGCCTCGAGATCCTGGAGGACTTTGACCATCTCGTCTTGGCTGCCGGTCTTCACCGCGGCGTCGAGTCGCCTGCTGGCGATTTGCTTGAGTTTGTCAACTTCGTGGGGCGCCCAGCGAAGGATGGTTTTCATCGCGACAGAGGAGTTCTGGGCAGCGGTCGCCGCGTCGACCCCTTTCGAGAAGGCGGCCATACCACCGCCCATGAGCCAATCGCTCACCTTGTTCGCGCCGATGACGAGCGGAATGTACTCCGGCTTGTCGATCACCTGAGCTGCGCTGTGACCGAGGCCCTCGATGGTGTTGTGCAGCGCGGAGTTGAATACGTCATTGGCGTAGGCGAACCGGCCGTACTTGTCTGTGAAGCCCTGACGCTCCGCGGTGCTCATGCGAGCTTCGCGGTTCGCTTCAGCCGCGCGTGCCTCGTCCCGCGTGCTGGCTTTCGCCCAGAGGTTCGCCGCGGTCGTCGCGTCCTTGAATATCCTCGCCTGGAGGGAGCGGTCGTAGATGGCGTTCCGGCCGAGGACAGGTGCGAGGATATAACCACCCGCTGATTCAGTCACGACATCCCGCTGTACCTCGTTCAGGGGGCGATCGAAAGTTGAATCTTTGCCACTGAGGCCGGGAAGCATACGGTTCCCGGCGGCCTTCGCTTGGTTGGTGATGAGCTCATTGGAGCCCATGAGGGAGAACTGGCTGACGAGACCGAAGCCGACGGAGGCCGCGTCGCTCAGACTGTGCACCTGCTGCGCGAGGTACTCGTCCCCGCTGATGATGTAAGTTACCTTCTGGCCGAGGTCCTCCCCGACGCCCCCACGCTGCGCCTTGTTCCAGGCGTCGAAGGGTTTCTGAGCTTCCTCCGCGAGCGGGCCAAACGCTCCACTGAGACGCGCGATCGCTTTGTTGCGAAATGATAGAGCGTTCCACTCAGTGGCGGTGAACGTCTGATCGCCCACCTTGCGGTCCATGTGGGCGCCGTAGCCCGCGCGCTGAGCCTCCCTCGCGCTCTCGAGGGCGGCCGTCTGCGTCACCGCCTTCGACGCCTCCTCGGTGCTCAGCCCCGTCGCGGCCTGGACGGCTTCGACGTCGCCCGGCTCGGCTTGGACGGTGAACGGGGAGATGATGCCTTTCTCTCGCTTACGTTTCTCGAGGTTGACCAGCGTGTCAGAGGGGACGAGGTCGACGTCGAGGAAGCCGCCCGGGACGCGCGGATCGGGCATCTGGATGCCGGGCCGGTTGAGATCTCCTTTGATGAAGCCGAGATCCTTCGCCCGGAAAGCGAGGTCACTCTGGTTGATCCGGTTGAGGACGTTCTCGCCTGGGTTGTTCGTCCCGAGGAGTGTCTGGAGGGCGCTGAACGCGATCGAGGGTGTTCGCTCGACGGGCAGCCCGGGCTTCGGGAGCTCGGCCCAGTTGTGCCCGTAGAAGTTCTGGTATCGGGACTTGGCGAGAAGCGCCTCCTGCTCGTTCTGCGGGAGTCGATACGAACGGGCTGCGAGATAGCCGCGTAGCTGGAGAGTCTCGTCGGGCGTGAGATCGTTGAGATACGCAGCCGCGTTGGCGACCTCCGTTGTGACCTCACCCTGCTCGACGTTCTTCTGCCGATACTCGTCGACGAGACTCTGGATCGCGTGCTTCGTCGAGTCGCGGATCGTCTTCTCCGTCATAGGCGCTCGGGAGGCGAGCTCCCCGAACTGGAACGCCGCGCGGATCTCTTCGTTCTCCTCGGGCGTCGCGACAAGATCGTACTGCGTCGCTTTCATGAACTGATCGTGACGCCGGTTCGCCGTGTCATACCAGTCCCGTTTCGCCTCGGGGCTGTGGGCGATCTTGTAGACGTCCCCGACGCCGCTGTTCACCGCGTGGGCGAGGAAGTCATCGGAGCTGAACTGGTCAGTGAGATCCTGGAAGCCGAGGCCGATCTTGCCTGCCGTCTCTTTCGCCAGCTTCTGCGCGCCTTGGACGCCCTTAGCGGCCGCCTTCACCTTCATTCTGAAGTCGGTGAGGACGCTGAGATTCGGGGCGATCGGCTCGAGGAGCGCCGTCTGGCGAAGGTCGCTCATCATCCCAGCAGAGACGGCCACCGCGTCCTCGACGGAAGCGGGCGTGAACCCGGGGTTCGCGGCCTCGAGTTTATCGAACGCCTCGTCGATGGGATCAGCGGGGGCGGCGGTTCCTTCGAGGCGGTCGAACGCGGCGTCTATTGCGTCGGGCTGGGTGTCAGGCATTACTGGAGTTTAAGCTTCAGGAAGAGGGCGTTTCGTTCCGCGTCAGTCTTGGCGTGAATCTTTCTGTAAACGTCGGCACGGAACTTCCGAGCTTCTTGAGGGCTTATGGCCTTTCTACGTTGGTGCTCGGTCTGTAGATAGCCTTGTGCCGTCGGTGCGGCAAACGTCGTGTCTTGGCCAACCGCGCTGAGGACGGCCTTCTGCTTCACTTCCTCATTGTCGAAGTCGATGACGCTCGTCGACTGGGACGGCTGCGTCGGGCCGATCGACTCCTCCTCTTCGCCCGGCGGCTCGCCGACCATGTCGGGCAGGTTGCCGCTGACCTCGGTGATGGACGCCATGATCCCGCTCTCGAGCATCGCTCGGCGCTTGTGCTTCGCGCGCTCGAGGATTTCCTTCTCGATGTCGGCGAGCTCGGCCTTCGTCGCTGCGACCTGCGGATCGGACGGATCGACTAACTGCGTCGTGTACTGGTCGAGGGCGTGCTGACGCTGGGCCTTGTAGGCGAGGAGACGCCCGGTGTCAGAGTAGGGCTGGAACTTGCCCGGGGCGTCTGCGCGTAGAGCCGCCTCCTCCTCGTAGACCCGCATCGCCTCCTTACGCTCCCTGAACTTCTGCAACTTCGTGCCGGCGTCCTCTTTCGCGAGCTTCGCCTCAGCAATGGCGATTCTCTTCGTGCCGAGGGCCTCGGCGAGACTTAGCTTGCGCTCGCCGAGATCCAGGTTGGCAAAGCCGAGGGTCTCGCGGAGACTAAGGCCCCGCTCCTGAAGGTCGAGCTTCTTCTCGCCGGTCGTGCGCAGGCGATCTTCGGTCTGCTGTTTGAGGTCCAGCATCTGCTGTTTCAGCTCGAGGACCTGGCCGTCGAGCTTCATCTTCTCCTCCCACTTCGACTGATTCATCTGCATCTGCTGCTCACGATACTCCGCTTGCTGCCGCTGAGCATTCGCCTGCAACATGACCTGAGCCGTCTGAAGAATAATGGGAGCGAGGGACGTCCCGCGCTGGAAAGGCATTAGATGATTCCTCCGAGTAATCCGCCGAGCCCGCCACCGGCGCCACCGCCCGCGGCCTGCCCGGCGCCGAAGCCTGCGAACGCCGAGCCAATCGTGGGGCCGATGACGGAGACGGGCGCGTTGCCCGGCGTCACTCCGTAGCCCTGTGCGCCTCCGGATCGACGGAGGATCTCGGCATTCCTGGTAGGGTCAAGTATACTGCCGTAGATCTGGTTGGGAAGCTGAGAAAGCCCCAGCAGCGCCGGCAGCATGGCTTGCTGTTGCTGGAAGTTGAAAGCCGCCAGGCCGGACGCCTCAGCGCCAGCACCGACGTTGCTCTGGTAGAGGCCCCGCAACGTCTGGGCCTGTCCAAGTCCTGTACGGAAGTCGCGCGCGAGGGGCGAGTCGAAGCCGAAGCCCGGGGCGTACTGGGGCGCCTGGGGCTGAGCTGCGGCTGCTCCACCCTCGAGGGTCGAGCTCGCCGTGCCCGGGAGACCGAAGCCGGTGTTGCCGTTCGTCGAGAGGGGCCCGCCGCCCGCGATGGCCGGCTCCCCGGTCGTCGAGCTCTGCGTCTTGGGGAGGAAGACTTGCATGCCTTGGTCCAGCGTCTGGCCGGTGTAGCGAGCGAACTGTTGTTCGGCCTTTGCTCGGGCACCGGGCGACAGAAGGTTCAGGGCTTCCATGGCGCCCTGGCCGGCCATGAGCTGCTTTGTCAGCTTGGCCGTCATGCTCATTTCCTTCTTCCCGCCACCCATCATCCCGCCCATCATGCCGCCCATGATCCCGCCCATGCCGGGCATATTCTTGCCCATGCCGGCGACCTTCTGGAAGACGTCCGCGCCGGGCATGTTCATGGCCGCGTCGAAGGCCGTCTGACCCCCTGGAGCCATGCCCGCGAGACCCTCGCCCATGGCGCCCCCGCCGCCTTCGCCCGGGGCCTTTCCGTTGCCGAAGCCTTCGAGGCCAGGGATCCCTTTGATCTTCTTACCTGAGAAGGTGTATCCGGCCGAGAGCTGCTGGTAGGCGTTGTACGCTGCGGCGAGCTTCTTACCGGCCTTGACTGCCCCTTTGGCAGCTGCCCCTTCGAGAGCGACGCCCAGGGGCCGGCCGTTGTAGTCGACGCCGCCGAAGGTGATCCCGCCACCGGCACCCGCTCCGCCCGACGCCGGGAGACCGAACGTCTGGCTGATGAAGTTCGAGTACGCCCCGTATTGGGGAGACGAGAGGATGTCGTAGGCCTGACGCTGGGCCGCTGCCTCGCCCCGCTGCATGCCGGTCCTGTAGTCTCCGCGGGCTTGGGACGCCAAGCTCCGCTCCTCGGCTGCCGCGAAGTAGCCGCCCACGCCTCCAATGATCCCGCCGAGAGAACCGGTGATGAGTCCGCCTGCCATGTTGCTCCTATCGTTTAGTGTAGCGGGACCCGGTGAAGAGAATCCGCTCGATGTAGTTGCCGTTGGATACTGTGGTGCTGGGCTCGACAGCGTGCGTCCCTACACCGACGATGAATTCGTTCTGTAAGTTGCCGCCGGCTGAACGCCCGAGGCCGCCCGGCGCCCAGTTGATCGGCATGAGGCTCTGGTTGACGACGGCCCCGGCGACCTGGGCGCTCGCGTCCGACGCCGGCTTGAACGGGAACCATGCGTTCGCGAAGCCTTCGATCGCGCCCGCGAACCACGTCCCGCTCGGCACCGTCGCGTTCGTGGCGACGAGCCCGACGGCGTGGCTATCCGCGAAGCCGCTCACCCGCTTGACCATGCGTCCTGTCCCGGCGTCGTCGAGCTTGAAGAGGGCGGCCGGGGGCAAGTGCTCGTTCGCCAGGAACACTTCGTCGAAGCGGTCCGGGCCGAAAGCCACCCACACCGAGACGCCCGTGTTGTCCTTGACGTCGATGAAGACCTTCCAAAGCATTTCGGCCTGATCGTACCAAATCTGGCCGGGGGTGATCGAGCTCGTCGGGTTCGTGCCTACGACGATCGGGAAGAGAGTCGCGGAGAGGTCGCCGGCGACGATCTGACCGCCCTGGGCGTTGGCCCACAGATCGTAGATCGTCTGCCGGGTGACGACGTCATTAGGTTCGATGGAGACGCCGGGAGTGAGGTTCACTGTGTTAGAGTCCCAGGAAAGAAGTACCCATTCACCCAGTCCTGATGGTTGTCCCGGTCGAGCTGGTTCGACTCGCCGTACATGACGCGGGCCTCGTTGTCGTCGAAGTCGGTGATGATCCACCAGTTCGAGTTCACGCCGCTCCGCCACATACGCCCCCGCCCCATCGTGCTCGCCGGCGGGGTGAACTCCGGGGCGTAGAAGCGCGTCGAGCCGCGGAAGACCGTCCGATAGTAGACGGGTGAAGCGTCCGTTGCACCGGACGGGACCGTCTCCTGCGAGACTCCTACGTGCCACGTCCCGCCCGTCGAGCTCCCACCGGAGACGATCGAGAGGCGGCAGGACGTCGCGGCCGTGTTCCCGGGGCCGAGGGTGGAGAACTGGACGATCTCGCCGGGGATGGAGATGACTGACGCCGTGCCGCCGGGCGCGTAGGGGATTCGGTTCGACTCCCAGCCGCCCTCGCTCTTACGGACGATGACGTTGCCGAACTCGGTCCGGCCCCAGAGGTTTGCCCGCCCGTCGACCCAGAGCCAGCCGACCGCGGGGAGAGACGTCTGCGTCCCGTCCGTGACGGTGACGACGATCACCGAGCCGTCGATCTGGTCCAGGCTGATCCCGGTAAGGGACATGCCCGACGCCATGAGCCCGAGCTTCGCGCGGGTGGGAATCTCGTTGACGGTGAAGTCGTAGCCGGGGACGATGTTCATGAGAAGTCAGCGTTCCATCCGTAGTCGACGCCGGGGCGCTTGAAGATCATGGCGAGGTGGGCGATCGTCGCGGTCGTCGTGTTGGCGATGATTCCCACCGAGCCGTAGGACGTCTCGCCTGTCCACGCCGCGGCGCGGGGGTGGAGGAAGTAAGTGAAGTTCGAGGGCTCCTGATACCATTGCTTGGCGAAGGCCCCTCTCGCGACGTTGCTCCCGCCCGCGGCGATGAGGGCGTTGCAGAAACCCCACTCGTAGACGGCCGTCGGGATCAGTGAGTTCGAGCTCCCGATGATAATCCCGACCTGATAGCCGAGACGCGTGGGTGAGTCCATGCCGGTCGTCTGAGCGCGGTAGAAGGGGATTCGACGCCCCTTGCAGTCCTCGAAGTAAGACGTGAGCCCCGTCTGGAGCGTATCGGGCTCGCCGATCGTTGCCGCTCCGCCCGGCTGGCCGAAGAACTGGACTTCGACGATGAACGCCCGCGCCGGGGCGATCGGGGTGAAGAGATCGTTGATCGCCGTGTAGCGGTTGTCGCAGCGGTCGGCCTCCTCGAGGATGTGGAGCGTTCCTTCCCCCCGCTTGAACCAGAGGAGCCCGAGGCGCTGCAAGTTGTTCGCCGGGACGTTTGTCGAGCTCGCGACGAGGGAGATCGTCGGGGCGAGATTGTCGAGGGCGATGTTGTTGATCGTCGTCCCGGACACCCACGCCTCGAGGAACGTGGAGGCAGCGACGCGGTCGCCGTCGAAAGGCAGAGGTCCCTGGCTAATGCTGATTGTCATGTGATCGTGTTATCGAACTCGGGGTCGATGATCCGCGCTGCGGCCGACGTCATGAGGATCGACGGGTGGCCGAAGTCGGTGACGCTCGTCTGGCCGAGGCGGAACTGGATGAGGTAGCCGACCGGGACGTCCTCGAGGCCGATCTTCCGCATGTTGATCGCGGCCCCCTGCGGCTGCCACGGGAGCGGCGTGACGCCGAGGGTGATGAGGTTACCTCCCGCGACCGGGTAGGTCACCGACTCCTTGAACACCCAGTCCCCGTCGTCGACGCGGTAGAAGACGTCGATCACCGACGTCGCCGTGTCGTTCTCACAGTGAATGCCGAACCACGACCAGCGCTTGCGTTGCTCGAGGGAGCCGAACCCGTAGGCGCGGGTGTCCATCTGGAACTTCACCGCCTCGTTGTTCGGGTCGACGCCCCCGGAGTAGGTCCGGAAGACGTGCCACCCCTGCGTCAGTCCCGACGCGGTGCTGTCGAGGGTGTTGACGTTGTTCTGGAGGAGGAGGCGGTCCTGCGTCTGGTTGAGGCGCGCTACGGCGAAATCCTTGGCGTCCCAGGTGTTGATGTGCCACGCGTCGTTGATGAAGTCGTAGCTGAGGACGTGGCTGTTCTCCGTCGCCCCGTCCATCGGCACGGCAAGGTGGTACATCTGATTCCAGACGCCCGAGACGGCCTTGTGCGCGTAGGCGTAGTTGATTCGGTCGATCTGGGTCTGAATACGGGCGCTCACCGGGAGAGCGGCTCCGCTGATCGTGTCGTCCGTCGCGCGGCTGATCGCCCGCACACCGTCCTTCGCGAGGAAGAAGATGTCCCCGGCTGGAGCCCCTGCGACGCCCTGAATGGAACGGGTCGCGACGCAGCCGATGTTCTCGCTGACTACGCGAATGGAGCTCGCGATCGTGTCGAGGGCGTCGCTCGGCGCGGGTATCTGGGACGAAGAGGTGCCCCAGTAGACCTCGAGGACCGCGATCATGTCCTCTTTGAAGATCAGGAGGCGGTTCGTCTGGGCGCGGGGCGGGTGGAGTCCAGTGATGCGACCGCCGCGTCCGGGCTCGATGCGGGCGGAGTTCGTGAGCGAGTATGAGAGGCCGTCGTTCAGGGCGCTCCACCAGAGGGTGTCCGTCGTCTCCGCGAGCCGGTTCCCGCCGACCCAGAGACGCCCCTGCCACCACGTCGTGCAGAGGGGCGCCATGGAGACGTTCGCGGAGAACTGCTGGTCGACGTCGATCGCGAGGAGCTTGGAGGCGAGGGAGACGTTCGAGTCGTTCAGCTGGGCGTTGCTGATGAAGATCGTGTCGGCGATCGTTCCGCCCACCGTCCAGATCCCGCGGCTGGCCATGTGGAGCGCGGAGGTAAGGGACGCCCCGCACGCCTTCTCGAGGACCTGCGAGTTGCCGGGGAAGAGGTAGGCCTTGTTCCCGTAGACGGAGTAGAGGACCTCCGTGTCGAAGGTCTTCCGGTCGAAGAACTTGAAGAGGCCGTAAGGTAAGTTGCTGTTCGTCGGCCCGCTCGCCGCGCCGATAGACGTCGTCCCGTCCCGCCGCGTCGCCGCGCCGGCCTTCTGGATGTTGAAGTTCTGGAGGTACGGAGCGGCGTTGACGGCTATGAGCCACGCCTTGTTCCGGTCGTCCATCCCCTTCGAGAAGTCTTCCGTCTTGACGGGGTACGGCTGTTGGTGGATTCCTTGCATGCTTACGGCCAGCTATACAGGTTCTCGGAGCCCCAGTAGCCTTGGTCGGGGTACAAACCGTGGTCCTGGTCGCCGTGGTCCTTCTCTTTGAAGCTGCGGGCGTTGAGGATCTGGAGCGCACGCTGGATGCAGAGCTCCCCCTGATCGGACTCGTTCTGCGCCTTGTGAATGAGCCCCGCTGCATACCAGACGAGGAACTCCGGGTTGATCGAGGGGTGGGGGTTTTGGTACGCGGCGGTCAGGGGGTTCGGCGCCTCGAGGTAGCCAATGCGAAGAAGCGTCCCTCCCTCAGGGATCGTGAGGAACTCGACGTTCCGATACTCGCTGCGGTAGCGGTTCGCCGCGATACGGCCGATGAGGGAGCTGCCGTTGTAGACCTTGAGGTCGCCGGCGGTGAAGTCGTTCTTGCCGACGGTCATGACGCGGATGTAGTAGTTCACCGTCGAGACGGCCGCGGAGCCGACGACGTTCAGCTGCTCCTCGGTGAAGTACTCATAGTTCGCCGTCCCGCTCGCCGTCGTGTCCTGGGCAATCCCGGCGATGTGCGCCGAGAAACTGTCGCTGACGTCCGTGCGGACGGTGAGCAACGCCGGCGTCGTCGGCTGCTGCGTGATGGGGGTGACGCCGACTTCCCTCCACCAGAAGGCCGGGCCGGTCGTGTCGCCGAGGTACTCATCTCGCGCCTCGCGGTCCCAGAGATCCTTCGCCTCGAGGGGGAACTTGTTCGTCTTGTCCGCGATCCACTGGACGTGGAAGACGTGCTGGGGGAGAATGAGGTTCCGCGTCCCGTCCGCGACGAACTCGCCTGTCCGCCTGAGGCCGGGCCAGGGATTCGCGCGAGCCCAGTGCTCGACCGCTTCGTTCAGGAACTGGACGGTCCGGCTGTCGAAGCCGCTGTCGACGCGGCCGGCGATACGCTGCGCTCGGTTGGTGAGGGTGGCGACGTCCATATTACTTTGCCTCGAGCCAGTCGAGGAGGGACGGCTCGCTGCGCTCAGTGTGCTGGTAGAAGTTGGGGTCGATCATGCCGATGTAGGACTCCGCGTTAGGCGGGAACATCCCATAGTGGGGTTCTTGACCCGCGCCGGCGTTGTAAAGGAACGTGACTTCCGCGGCGGTGAGCATGCGATTGTGGACGGTGAACGAGTCGATAATGCCGCTGAACGGACGGACGCCCCCGAAGTAGTTGCCGATGCTGAAGTAGTCCGTGCTGGCCTTGACGGACGGCGAGTTCGTGCCGAGGACGATCGGGCCGTTGTCGATCGACATTCCGTACGTGAGGCTCTCGGCGTTCCAGAAGCAAGTGTAGAAATGCCAGGCTCCCGCAGACGGGCGGGGCGTCGTGATGAAGTGCTGGGCGTTCGACGCGTCAAAGATCGCCGTGACAAGGTTCTGATTGTTGAAGACGTAGAAGACGAACTGTGGATTCGTCGGCTGCTGCGTCGCACACAAGATCCGGTCCGCTGGAGCCCAGACGTCCGCGTAGGCCCAGAGGGTGAAGAAGCGTGTCCGACCGCGCGTGGGGTCGCCCGGGACGCGTAGGCTGAAGCGAGTGTCGGTCGTCTTGAGCTCGGCTTTCGAGCCGGAGCCGAGGTAACCGCCGAAGGCGAAGGCGCCTCCGATCTTTCCGCCGGGAACGGCCGTCGCCCCGCTCGCGTTAACGAGGCGGGGGCCGGCGTCGAAGTAGTCGCGGAGAGACCCGTTGTTGAAGTCGTAGGCCGCGAGGAGCCCATCAGTTATCTTCAGTCGTCTCCTCTCGCCAACCAGTCGAGCAGATGCTCGCTACCACCCTGGTATGAGTGACGGTGGTCATAGAAGCCGCGGTCGATCATGCCGATGTAAGGCTGCGTTAGATCCGGAGCGGGCGCGGCGGGAGTGAACGCGGCGTAGGTGTCGCCGAAATTCGAGAGGACCTCTGCGGCGCTGAGCGCCCGGTTGTGATAGAAGATCGAGGCGATCTCGAGCTGGCTGTTCTCCGTCATGGCGTCCGGGGCCGTGCCGAAGAAGAGGTGCCCGGTGTTGCCGCCGTCGCCTGCGCTGTAGGGGTTGTTGGAGTTCGCGACGCCGTTCTTGTAGAAGCGCCCCTTCGCGCCGGTCCCGGACTCCTTCGTGATGACGAGGTGTTCGTAGGCCCCGCTCGCTGAGCTGTCCTGGAACGAGTTCCAGCCCCCGACGAAGTACTGATAGCCGAAGGGGGACGTATTCGCCGCGAGACCGAAGTCCATGGCGTTGCCGACGCGGGACTGGTAGCGCGGCTTCGTTCCGCCACCTGCGCCTGCGCCGTGACGCCGGACGAGCATGGTGAGCGTCCAGGGGTCCGTCGCCGCGAAGTTGAGGGCCGCGAGGGAGCCCGACGTCGCGAGACGAGAGACGGCCTCACCCTGGGCGCTGAGCTTCAAGAAGCGTGCCGTGCCTCCGTCAGTTCCCCAAGAGCCGGTACTGACGTTCGTTCCCAGAAGGTGGCGGTTCGACCCGCTGTAGTCGCTGACGGTGATCCCCGTCGAGTCGAAGAAGAGCCACGCCCCGACGAGGCCGTTGGCGAAGGCATGGCTGGCTTGGAGCGTGGGGACGGTCGGTTTCGCAGGGAAGGCCATAGGTTATCTCAAACCGAGCCCCCCAGCCGAGCGCCGCTTCTCGGCCAGGGGGACGGTACTACTCTTTGGGAGGGAAGAATGCCTTCTCCGAGGCGACGGAGAGGGCGACGTCATGCTTGTTGTCGATGAAGACGTACCGGTCCGCGAGGGGCTTGCAGATGAAGCCCTTCGAGTAGGGGAACGTCCGCTGGAGGAACTCCAAGTTATCCCGGGTGCCGGCCCAGCAGGAGAAGAACCAGATGTGGTTCTCGGGGTTCGAGCCGAGGGCGTCGAGGGCTTCCTTGGCGTGGGGGATCGTGCTGCGGGGGGCGCCGTCCGGGATCACCGTACCGTCGAGGTCGACGAAGAAGATCGTGCTCACTTGGCCAACCTCCTCGCCCACTCGTCGGCGAGGGCTTCGTAGGAGAAGCGGTCCCGGGCGACCTTCGCCGGGATGTCGCGGTCGATGCAGACGAGCGAACAGGCGAGGAGCGTCTCGGCGGGGTCGGAGCCGAGGAAGACTTTACGGGTATTCTCGGCGTTCCAGTCCACCGTCTCCGCGAGAGCCGCTTTGTCTGTGGTGACGACGATGCACCCAGCAGCCTGGGCTTCCATGGCACTCATGCAACTGATCTCGTCGAAGCGAGTCGGATAGAACCAGATCCCGCTCTTCGTCAGCTCCTCGGCGAGCTGCTCTGGGCCGACCCGACCGCGCCACTTGATGCGGTCGTCGGCGTCGGCGTAGCGCATGACACGCTGCATGTAGGAGTACATATTCTCGTCGCGGTCCGTGTCCGGGACGTGGCCGTACTCGTAGCGCGCGGCCTGCTTGAGGAAGTGGCGGGTGAAGCCGTAGAAGACGTGGAGCTCGGCGGTGACGTCGTTCTTGAACGCCTCCTGGAATGCCTTGATCGCCGTGATGACGCCCCGGTCGGGGGAGCTCGAGTAGACGACGCGGTTCGGCTTGCGCTCGAGGCCCTTGAGGCTCGCGGCGTGGAAGAGCTCCGAGTCGATCCCGTTCCGGGTGACGACGAGTTTGTTCCCGAGCATGTGACGGGCGGCACCGAGCGTCGACGCGTGGAACTTGCTAAGGACCCATACCTCGTCGACGGCCGCGCAGATCTCGGGCGTCCAGCGGTTCGGGTCCTGGACGTCGTGGCACCAGACGATCCGCTTGAGGCAGGGGATCGGGGCGATCGCGCCGGCGGGGTTGCGCCAGAAGATCACCGTTCCCCGGGGCGTCTCGTAGTTGAACTCGCTGAAGTGCCGCCAGAGGACGCCGGCGTCGTCCAGCCCGCGCTGCTCGGAGGGAACCGACGCGTAGACGGTGACCCTGAAGCCCCGCTTCTGGAGCCGTTTGCTCATCTCGAGGACGGCCTTCTCGCTCCCGCCGATCCCCGTCTTGCGGTTCACCGGGCCCCAGCGTTCATGGGTCGGACCGCAGAAGAAGACAAGGTCGTCACCGGTGCGCTCGTCGAGGGGCTCGATACGCCCCATGCCGGCTTCCTCGGCTTCCTGGGGGATCTCGGGCAGAGTTGAGAGGACTTCACGCAAGAGGCGGCCGGCTTCTTTCTGGTCCTTGGGGCGGCGGTTGGCGGCTACAGTCTTGACGCTGTCGAGGAGCTTCCGGCCCGCATACCACGTCGAGAGGTGCTCCGTGAGGGCCTTTGTGTCTGGGTGATCGGGGCGGGCTTCCTGGAGCTTGGTGAGCGCCGCGCGGCACCCCTCCTCGTCGCCAAGCTCCTTGTAGCAGAACGCCGCGATGCTGTGCGGGAGGCTGCGGATGTGCTCCGGGTCGTAGCTGTGGAGCGTGTTCACCGGCTCCGGGAGCTGCTGACCCATCTTGTAGAAGTGGATCGCGTTCTCGAAGCGGCCGAGGAGCTGGTACGCGTGGCAGATGACGAAACACGCGCGGGGGTCGGACGGGTCGATCCGGAGGGCCTTGAACCCATAGTCGAGGGAGTCGACGGGGCGTTGGACGGAGGGACGCAGATAGGCTGTCGCGACGTAGTATGCCGCTGCGAAGGCGTCGTCCCGGGAGCCGCTGCCCGCGATAATCTTGTCGTAGCACTCGATCGCCTCGGTGAGACGGTCGAGGCCGCGGCAGGCGTTGCCCAGGTAGAAGACGGAGCGGAGGTCGGGCTTCCGTCCCGCGGCCCAATCGGCTTCGATCTCCTTACGGATGATGACGTAGTTCCGCAGGTCGCCGAAGCGGTGGTCCCGGCGGCCGTGCTTGTGGACGATCGCGCCGGCGTAGTCCTGGAACCAGCCGCTCCCGCTGAGCTTGACGCCCTCGCGGGGGATGCACGTCTCGTGACACTTGCCCTTCCAGACGAAGCGCGTGCGGTTGAAGACTCGCTCCCGCTTGAGGATCGTCGTCAGCTTGCCGTCCGAGGGGTCGAAGGCGTAGGCGTAGTGAACGAAGATCGCGTCCAGGACGCCCATGTGCTTGTTGACAAGGTCGCGGAGCTGGCCGGAGGTGTGCTCCTCGAGGACGTCGTCGCTGTCAATCCACAGCTGGACGTCGTTCTTCGCCCGGTCCGTGACGTACTGACGCGCCTCGGCGAAGTCGAGGATACAGCCGTTCTTGAGCTGGTCGTTCTGCTCGAGGAACTTCTTGTCCTCCGGGAGCCACTTCTCGACGTACTCGAGGATCGGCTGGCGGAGGTGGGAGCCGTCGATGACGCGGGCGCCGAAGCTCTGGGCGACTTCGACGGTGTCATCCGAGGAGCCCGTGTCGAGGACTACGATCTCGTCGCAGTCACGCAGGAAGTTCCGGTTGATCGACGAGAGGGTGTCCTTCAGGGTCTTCGCACAGTCCTTGACGATCATCGTCACTGAGACCGGGATCATCGGGGACGTCGGTGGAGCAATCTCCGTCTTGCGGCTGAACTCGAGCATCGGCGGCGGGGCTTTCCTTGTGGAGGTCTTTGGTCCAGAGAATGGACCGTTTGAGGGACTTGTCGCGACTCTTGGCTATGGCGAAATCTTCCCAGACCTTGCAGAGGAGGCGGATGTCGTCGCTGTCCTTGCCGAAGTCGGGGATGAGGGTCTGGAGAAATAAGAAGGGCTCCGTGGGCACCCGCATGTTGATGTCCACGGTGCGCCCCTTCATGTCTTCGTGCCGGCCGACCGTCACCTCTCGCAGCTGGCGAAGGGCGGAGCGGTAGTAGGCGAACTTCTGAGGATAGCAGGCTTCATACGCCTTGATCACTTCGATCAGAAGTTTCTCTTTGCTCTGCCCTTTGATCCAGACGGTGATATCGGAGCGGCGCGCCACTTTACTTACCTTTCTTGGATTTCCGTTTCTTCACTTCGCCGGCGTAGGATTTCCCGCCGGAGAAGCAGACGTGCTGGTATTCGTCTTTGCCGTGTTTGATCGTTCGGACGCGTCCCCCGGAGGAGACGCAGTGTTCGAAGGCTGCTGGCATGATTGGGCTCCAAAGATTCGATCCCAGCCCTCATTAAAGGCGTCGCTGCCGACGAACACCGAGAAGCTGGGCCGAAGGTACTGCATCAGACGACGTGAATGTTCGAGGGGACGGCCAGGCCGCTGTACTCGAGCAGAACGAAGCCCGAGTAAGCGCCCGTCAGCGTCGCGTTCTTGGCGCGAATGCGGACGTTGTAGTTGCCGGCCGCGCGGTTGACGAGAAGGTCGTCGGCGGTGATGAAGGGGGTCGAGACGGTGAAGAAGCCGAGGACCGAGTTGAGCGCCTCGTTCTGGAGCTCGACGTCGTACAGCGTGGCGCTGGGGACGGAATCCCAGGTGAGGGTCTGACCGAGGGCGATGTTCATTGTGGTCCTTTCAGAACCGAGAGGGGGGTAGAAAAACTGGGGGCTACTTACAAGTCAGCGCCGCCCCCAGACGAGCTTAGCTCTTGGGCGCTATCCCGTTACGGGATGTAGGGGATGAAGTTGATCCCCCCGCCACCAGCCTTCTGGGTGCGGTAGATCAGCGTACACATGGCGCTGACCTGGAACTGCGTACGCAGTCCGTTGCGAGCAAGGATCTCGCTCATGAGCTGCTGGAGCCAGCCGGTCTCGAAGAACGACGGATCACAGAGCACGACGCTGTTCCCAGTCGCGGTACGCGAGGCGCCCTTGAGCTGGTCACGGCTGTAGTACTTGTAGATGTCGCCGAAGTCGGACTTGTGCTGCTCGACGACCAGTTCCTGCACGCGAGCCGCCGCGTCTACGTTACGCGTCACGTTCGTCGAGTACTGGCTGATCGTCCGGGTGAGCCACGAGTTGACGAACGCCACCGTCGGGTGGATGTCAACGGCGTTGTCCTGGAAGGCCTGGACCAAGTCGTTGAAGACCGTCTCGGTGAGCGTGATGCCGCACGCGTTCGTGAAGTTCGTGGTGAGGATGTTGAGAAGTCCGCCGAACTGGCGGGAGACGTTCGTCTCGCCAGTCGCCGAGCTGCCCCGGTGAATGGCGTGCTCAATGTCGTTGAGCGTCGAGTCGATCGCCTTCTTCTCCTGGTAGAGGAACGCGTCGCTGAAACCCTTGTGGTTGACGGCGCGCTGCACATCCGAGACGACGCCCCAACGGGCGAACAGCTGGACGTGCGTGAAGGTGCGGGACGGCGTGGTGAGGTTGGGGTCCGTAGCCGCGACGCCTTCGTTGTAGGCGTTCAGACCGCGGGACGGGAGACTGTCCTCGAGCCACTCAACGAACGTGTTCGTGACTCGGGACTTCCGGAAGAGAGCAAGAGCGGGACGATCCTTCGGGGAGACGTTCTCCACGAAGTCCATGAGCAACTCCGGGATCGAGCCGCCTTGGGGGCGACCTCCCGTCGTAAACTCCTGGAACGTCAGCAAAGTTCCCATGTGGGATTACCTGTTGTTCATCTGGTTTCGAGCTCTCGTGGCGAGCCGGAGCGCGCGGTACGTCTCGAAGGATCGGTCGCCGTGGCGGATCTGGTTGATCGCGTTTGAGCGAACAGCCTCGATCTGCTGCGAACGGTTCTGACCCACCGGGACCTCGTCACTGATACTCGGGGTTGGGGCCTGGACGGTCGCCTGGAGCTTGCGCGCCGCGGAGACCTGAGAATCTCGCCTCGCGCCGGCGAGGGCGCCTCGGACCATGAGGGCGATCTGCTCCGGTGCGTCGGGAGACTGGGCCATCGGGAGCGTCGTGTACAACTCATCGAAGTACCGACGCGCCTGACTGCCAGGCTGACCGAGTTCCGGGAAGTCTTCAACGGCCCGCGCGAAGGAGACCTCGTGAGAGGTCCGACGCTGGGCGTTGTTGACGAGAGCGGACACCGTCTGGGCGAGGGGAGCAACGGCTTCCTGTACGATGTTCCGGAGGTGTTGTGCGTTGACACCAGAGGAGACACCGGGCCCAGCGTCCACGAAGGGGTTGTCGGACGGCGACGCCTCGCCGGAGCCGGAAGGACGCGGAAAGCTGGGTTGAGTCGGCTGTTGCTGCATGTGTGCTACGATTTGGGAAAGTTGGGCGATCTGTGCTTGGAGTTGTGAGTTCTCGCTCTCGGCCGACCGGTACCGGGCGGTGAGCTGGTTGATGCGCTCTTCGGCGCTTCGCTTGCGGGAAGTCGCGGAGATCCCGCCCGGGGGAACGGCAGCAGCCGCGCCCTCGAGAATGGACGCCCCGGACGGCGGCAGGGGATCGTCGTTCTGGACCTCGGCGGGGCTGACGACCCCGCTGTTCGTGTCGGCGAGAGGCATCGAGTCCTCGCCGTGGAGGGGGGCGCCGAACGGGAAGTCGCCGAGGTTCTGCCCCGGGTCGGTGTCGCCCGGGTCGCCCCCTCGGAGCGAGGGGAACACAGTTCCAGGAGCGTCACCGGACGTCGTGGGCGCGTACTCGGCGCCAGCGAGGATCTCCGCCGGAGCGATGATCTGATTCGGGTCGTGTTGCATAGACGGCTGTCATGCCCCCGAGGGTGGGAAAATGTCGAACCCGGACGAGTAGGCCTCGTTGGCCTCGAACTCTTCTTGGGGCTCGGCGTCCGCCAGGGTGACCTCGTCGGGGATGAGCGCGAGGATCTGCTTGCGGATGCGATCGGCGGCGTAAATTTGGCCTGCGGAGTGGTCGACGTTCTTCGCTGTCCCGGTGCGAATGTCCTCGAGCGCCCCGCCTTCCACCGTCTGGATCGCCGCGAGGACGAGCTGGAAGCCCGGGTGCTTGATGAGGTCGAGGATCGCAGACGTCGTGTACGCCTGGGCGTCGGCGGTGCGGTTCTCGGCGACGAGACTCTGAATGTACTCGAGGGCGGGGAGCGGGCGGTATTTCATTAGAAGGAGGGGACCTGGCTCGGGTCGATGTCCTGAGATTGGGCAGCCGCGTTCATGACCATCTGGACGGCGGCGGCTTCTTCGGGTGAGCGCACCACGCGCTTCGCCAAGTGACGGTCGGTGAGCTGGAAGTAGTTCTTCCAGAGCTCGCTCTTGTTGAGGACCCCGCTCTGGTCTTGGAGGCCGAGGGAGAGCGCCTCGCGGGCGCGGCTGAGCGCAAGAGCCTTGTTCGTGTTCGCGGGCGTGCCGGACGGTTCGATATCGTAGTCGTAGTCGATCTCGTACTTCTTCGCCGTCCGCGGGACGTCCTCACCGGTCACCCTGTACATGACGTCCTCGGGGCCGAACTCCTGCCAGAGCTTCCAGAGCTTCTTCGTCGTGCGCGCGAAGGACGCCCGGAAGAGCTTAGCGTCCTGCGTGAAGACGCTCGAGACCTGGGCGTTGATCGCCTCGACCTCCGTTGCGGTCCGGCGCTCGTTTGACTGGAGGTTGACGACGGACGAGTCGAAGACGCCCACGTACTGCTCGGCGAGCTGCTTCGTGAAATTCTCCTCCTGTAGAAACTGGAAAAGAGGAGTAATGTCCATCTGAACCGGCTGGAAGTCGTCCGGTGACTGGACGGGGATGAAGGAGCCGGGGCGGAAGCGGATGTTGCGGTTGATCTGCCCCGTGACGCTCCGGACCTTGAACATCGGAGCGAGGAGGATCTGGATTGCGTCCAGACGAGCGTTGTGGAGACGGTTGACTTGCTTCTGGAAAGTCGAGAGAAGTTCAGCTATCCCGCGACTCGAGTACGGGCGGTCGTCGTTGTGCTCGAACTCGTAGAGGGTGACGGGCCACTCTTCGAAGGGGAAGGGGTAGGCGACGAGCGACATGGGCGTCGCGGTGGCCGGGTGATACCAGAGGACCGTCTTCTCGAGGATCTTGTCGCCGTTGATGTCCAGCTTGCTGTAGACCTTCCAGAACACCTCGGTTCCAGGCTCGTCGTGGGAGTTCCGGGTCTCGATCCCCTCGATCGTGTCGAGGCGCTGGATGATCGCCGAGCGGCTGCCACCTTGGCGGGAGTCGAAGGGGTTTTCCTCGAACTCCTCCCCTTGACGCTGGGGACGCATGCGGTCGAGGACGACCTGGGCGGGCTGAGCGAGGAACACCCCGTCCCGGACCATGACGCGGATGTCGTCCTCGTGGAGGCGGTAGGCGATCGCGACGAAGTCGGCCTTCTCGGGGTCGGTTGTGCGGGTCGGGACGATGACGTCGAGGGGTGAGATCGCCTGCCAGGCGACTTTGTCCCGCGCGACGCAGTGGTAGAAGATCTGAATGTACTTCGCTCCGTTGAGGAGCATCTGGGTCGCGGCGTCGAGCTGGCGGTCCTCCTCGACGGTGACCGGCGCCGGGTTCGGGTCCTGATCGACGTTGCCGAACTCGTATTCCATCTGGAGCGTCATACGGACGAACTCGTCCGGCTGGAGGAAGGGCTGCTGTTCGCCCCCCTGCTGGGCGGCCTGCGCGTTGGCTTGCTCGATCTGGGAGTTCACCTCGTTGAGCGCGGCTTCGATCCCGCCCGGGAAGAGGCTGTCGGCTCGCACCACTCGGCACTTCCGCTCGATGTGGTAGTCCCAGCCCTCGTGCGTATACGCCAGGCCGTGGAGGGCGACGAGGTCGGCGAGCTTGAAGATCGTCCGCTCGACGCCCTCGATTTGGTTGAACTCCCAGTGCCAGAAGTCCTGCGTGACGCGGGACGCCTCGACCTGCTCGGCTTGCTTCGCGAAGAAGAACGCCACGGGCTCGCTGTCGAGAATCAGAGAGACGATCCCGGGCTTCCACCGACGGATGACGGCGTCCGTCACCGGCCAGTTGTCATTGTTCGCGCCGACCCAGGGGATCACCTTCGGCTGGCGGATTCCCCGTCTCTGCTCGATCAACAGACGCTGCTTCGTGAGCCAGTTGTTGCGGTCCTGCTCGGCCCCCTGGATGCGGTAGTGGAGCTTCTTGATGTCATCCTCGAGATCCTTGTTGATCGGGATGTCGGGGGTCGCGGTGAGGCCGACAGGGTTCTCGCGCTTAATCATGTTCTAAGGGGGAAAGGGCCCTTCCAGGGAAGAAGCTGGGGTTCTTGGACGATGGCGAGGGTGGAGGCGTCGATCTTGCCGCAACGCTTGTAGTCCGCCCAGCAGCGCTCGCGATCCCGCTCGCAAAGGTACCCGTAGTCGAGGAGCGGGGCCGCCAGGTCAACAACTCTCTTGCCCGTGTCATGAATTCGGGCAGGAGCATGAATAGTACGATCCAGAGGATAACGATCCCCATCCAGGCGGCGGAAAAAGAAAACTGAGCGATGCGTAGGTATGTGCGTCGTAAAGTGCTCATCGTCGCCCCAGAAGAAGAGCTTCGTCGCGTAGATCAGGTCGTAGTCGCGGTAGAGGAGCGCCTGTGCTTCACTCACGCTCGCGAGAACGTGATCGTCGTCCCAGAGGACGCCGTAGGTTGTCGGAGGGGCTTGCTCGAGCTGCCACTGACGGAGTTCCATGAAGCGCTCTTTGCGCTCGAGAGGAGAGAAGGGTGCGTCGAAGACGTCAATGGATACGAGCGCAGTGGGGACAAGAGCAGCTACCTCAGCGAGGACGGCGCTGTTCGGTTTGTTCAGGCACAGCTGCCAGCGGACCGGGATCTGAAGTTCCTTGAGCTGGCGGAAGATCGGCTGGATGAAGCGGTCCCTCTCGTGAAGGATCGTCAACACTGCCAACGACGGCGTGGTAGGATTCGAGGCGGCGGCGGAGGATGTCACGGAACCTTTCTGGGCTCAGGCGAACCCAAGTCATGATGAACGAGTCGTGCTTGCGCTGCATGTCTCCCATGCAGACGCCGGCGATGCGGGTGTTCTCGTGGTCGTGGAGGTGGCGGCTCCAGAAGAGGTGATCCCCGACGGTCATGTGGACGCCGTAGTGATCGGGCAGGCCGTCCTGATAGTCGAGGTAGCGGACGCCCCGGCCGGGGTGATCTTCGGGGAGGAAATGCTCGAGACCGTTAGCTGGGTCGTTGCACTCGCCCCACGCTTCGAGGTGGAGCTTCCGGACGTATTGCTTGTCGACGAGGATGTACCACGCGCCCGGGACGCTGTGCCCCCTCAGCTTGCGGGTGTCGGGATTCCTCGTAACATACCTGGCAACTAAGACCGGGCGGTCGGCACTGAGCATGCCTATGGGGAGCCAGGACCGCAGGTCGGGGAGAAAGTCGTGCTCGGTGATAAGGGCGTAGCGCTCGGGGCGCTTGAGCTCAGCTTCCCACATCTTCGCCAGGCAGGACGCATGGGACATGCCGGTCGTGTTGGCGAACCAGTGGATACGCGCCTTGGTCGAGGCGTACTCGGCGATCGTGTCCCAGAGGAAGCGGAGACGCTCGTGGCGTCGCCCCTCGAAGACACGGATCAGATTTACGTTGACGATCTCACGCACTGAAGCGTTTCACCTGCGTAGGTACTGGGGCGGGTTTTCCCGAAGAACCTGCTCCCAGATCGCTGCCGTAGCCAGGCCCGGGAGCAGTTCGCGCAATAGGCTCGCTGTCAGGGGCGTTGACGGCAGTGGCGGGACGGGGAGCGGGAAACGACGTTCCCGTGGAGGGGAGGTCGGCGTAGTCTTTGGCGTATGAACCAACTGGAGACGAAGGCATGTCATTTCACTTCCGCGGCGGGGGTTTTGCGGACCTTGGAGATCGCTTTCTTGCCGGCTTTCTTGGCGAGGCTGCCAGCTTCGCGCGCGAAGAAGCCGGTCGCAGTGAGCCCGGCGAGGACCGCGACGCCGGTGGGAGAGAAGAGAAGCGTCGGGTCCTTCGCGACGACTTTCACCGACTCGACGAGGGCGTCGGCGAGGTTCTTGGACGTCTCCTGCGCCTGCTGCGCGGAGCAGCTGAGGGTGCAGAGGAGGGGAAGAAGCCACAGGAATCTCATAGAAGCCTCGTGATGAAACTCTCATCCTCGTAGTTCTCGCGCTCCCAGTCGCGATCACTGAGGGGTTGGCTGGCGTTGGGCTGGGAGAAGTCGATCTCGGTTGCGGGAATGTTGAAGAGGACGGTGTAGCGGACGGCGTCGATGAAGTCCTTGAACTCCTCGGACGGCTTCTCGGCGGTCTTCGTGGGGTCGGTGTTGAGCTTGAGCCCGTAGTTCTCCATGGCGCGAATCAAGTTCGGGCAACAGTCGTGGATCAAGATCCGCGGCGTGTTCGTCGGGCCGATCGGGAAGTCGGGGGAGAAGCGGAGCATCTCGACGATCTTCTGCTCGCCGATCTCGGTCAGGTGGATTCCCTCGATCCGCGTGTCGTAGTGGAGGCCGAATTCCTCCATCTGCTCAGCCCAGGCGGTTTGCTTCTCGCCGTGGACGCCGTGCTGCGCCTTGCCGAACCGAGGGTCAACAATGCGGACCTGCGCTGGGAAGCCCCCTTCGATCGAGCGGAAGAGGTCGGCGTACCCGGACGGCGTCCGGCCGCCGGTCGTCATCTTCGTGAAGTCCCCCTGCGGCCACTCCCGATAGAAGTGATAGACGCCCCAAGGGGAGAGACGCCACCAAACTACGGCAGCAGGGCGCGCGTGATGGGGATCAACCGTCTGGCCAGATAGCCAATCACGAGGCAGGCTCTGAGCCGGTATGACGTGAGCCCGCCGATCGAAGTTGTGGATGATCCGGTTGCCGAGGGCTTCCCAATCTCCGTAGAGACGGGCGCGCTTCTCGGCGTCGCTGCATGTGAGTTTGTCGGCGAACTGGCGTCGGGCTTCGGCAGCAAAGTACGGGTTGTCTTCTTGGAAGACCTGAATGCCGAGGGTGTCGTCCTCGGCCTTCGCGACGATGTCGGTGTAGAGCCAGGCGGCGGTGGCTTTGAGGGGCGTGAGGGTGAACCAGATATGCCCCTGGTCCATGGAGAGTCCACGCCACAGGCCGTTGTAGACGCCCGCTTGGGACGGCTCGTCGAGCCAAGCCCACTGTAGGCGGCTACCCTCCCAGCTCAGATCCTCCTGCAACGCCGACGCGAGAATGAACTCGCTCCCGTTGGGGAGGACGACCTGGATCACGACGCTCTGGGCGCCGCGCAGCGCCTTGAAATTCCTGTTGTTCCTGACCGTCGGGGGGAGGACATCCTCGAGAATCGGCCAAATCGTCTCGCCGATACCCTGAAGCAGCTTCTGGCCCGTGACGATCATGCCCTTGTTCGGGACGCTGATCGGGACGCCGGCCCCCGTTCGGACCCAGTACTTGGGGTCGACTCGCTCGCGGGGAGGGAGATCACCGTCCGGCGTGAGCGTTAGGCCAGGAACCTCCCAGAAGCGATACCCATACGCGTGAGCAAGGGCCTCGTAGCAGCCCATCCAGCTCTTGCCGGACTTGTTGCCGCCGTTGATCACCGTCCGGCGCTTCGACCAGTGACGGCCGTGGAGGAGCTTAGCCTTCTCGTGCGGGCGATAGAAGAGGAGCGGAGCTGCCCGTTGCCTGCTCAGCGTCTCGTCCGAGAGGCTGAGGAAGTCCAGGAGCTGCGCTCGCGTCAATGACCCGGGTGAACTCGGCGAGACGGGCGGCGGCGATTCGCTTGAGGTCGTCGTCGGGCATGGAGCTGTAGTTGACTTGGGTGACGTTGAGGGTGCCGACGTTGCGGGAAAGCTTATCAAATCGCTCGTAGCAGAGTCGGATGGCCGGGATCGAGCCGCTCGCCGCCGCGCGGTAGAGCGCCGCGTCGATGAGGCCGAGGCGGTTCTGGATTTGCGCGGCGATTTGGCGGGAGATCCAGGCGACGGCGACGGGGTCGGCGATGACTCGCCTGACGGAGACGGCTGTGATTCCGGCGTGTTCGGCGATGTCCTTGATGGATCCGACACTGTTGAGGAGGGCCTCAGCGACCCTTATCTCCGCTGTTCCCGGGATGAACGCCTGGACTTCGCGCTCGTCGACGGCGGTTGCTCGCTTCCACGCCTCGACGAGGGGCGGCGTCCACGTCCGGACGCTGGGGAGGAGCTTTTCTCGACCCGGCGGCGGCAATTTCCGCGCGGACGTTCCGCTGGCGGACGACTCCTTTGTGGAGCCAGAGGTCGAGGCATCGGTTGTAATATGGGGTGAACGCAAGGATGAAAATGCCTTCGATTCGGACGCGCTCGAATGGGTCGTCTATAGGCGTCCAGATGGCACGGTGGAAGTCCTTAGCTTCCCGCTCGGGGAGGTCCCGGAAGTAAAACGCCCCCGTATCGCTCTGGCGATCTCGGATATCCTTGACCCCCCGATGCTCGTCCAGCCGACGGAGAATGTCGACGGCGTGGCCGATGTACAAAGGCTTCCCGGAAAGGTCCAGGAGGAAGTAGACGCCGGCGTGAATCCGACCGTCGAGCAGCTCAGCTTCTGGGCGAAACGCCGTTGGTTGGGGAAGGGCTGCTATCTCGGGCCAGGTTGACAAGGCGTCATCTTGTGGTACAATGAGAATCCGTCTACTATATTGTCGGATGTTGGCCTCTGATCGAGAGAAAAATGGCAAAAAGACCCAAAACCGTAAAAGTCCGCCTCGACGCCCTGAACCCCAGGCGGGTCCGGGGGCGGCATAAAACCCTGAAAGAAGACCTACTTACACTCCCTCAGCGCGCAAAAGCTGACCGGTTCTTGCGGGCGTTACGCAAGGCCCTCGACGCGGGGGCGACCCTCGCCGAGCTTAGCGACGCCACGGGAATCCCCGAAGAGACCCTCAACGACTGGAGCCTCGACCGATGAACATTTCGTCATTTTGCTGGAAGTTCGAGAGACGTTCGGCCCAGAAGATCGACTTGGTCCTCCACTGCGCCCCCGGAATGGCTCGGCTTCTCGCCAAGGCCCTCCCCGCTGAGTGGGGTTTCAAGACGCGGGGGAAAGCTAAGGTGCGTTCCTGCCGGCCGGAGGGGGTTCGCGGAGCGCTCCTGGCCTTGGAGCCGAGCGACGCGGAGCTCCGGGCGCTCCTGGACGAGTATGTACTGCGCTGTGCGGGGCTTATGAAGGGCGTCCGGCCGCCTGAGGAAGCGAGAAATGCCCTCCGCGCAATCGTCTGGAGCCTCGCGACGTACGGGGCGGCTCAGCCCTGATTAATGGCGGGGCGTATACGCGTGCATTCTATAAGAATAATTTCTCCCGGGCCCCCGCCTCCACCCCTCTTAAATCTTTCCTTCCCTTACCTTTACGGCACGACACTTGCAGCGAGCGCGCATGGCATGACAGTTGCTGCGAGGGGAGGCGAGGCGAGGTAAGGCACGGGAATTGCAGGGGAGATACGTAAATTTTACGATAAGAGAACGGCGGTATGTGACAAGGATTGTCAGCACCGACAAAATGTGTCACGACACGCTGCGTCATATTTCAGCTCGATGCGTCTCCTACGCGATCGTGGCGCGAAACAGCGCTGGCATCGATCTTGCTGTTACGTTTAGCGAGGTGCAACAATGAGAACGAAGCTAATCGTCGCAGCAATCCTTCTCAGCGGTGTCTACGGTATCTTGACGGCTCTTGCGGTAAGCTTCGGTCTCTAAGAAAGGAACGCCATGCTCATCGAATACGATCTTCTCCGAAACATCTTCCTCTGCACCTTTATCATAGTGGGCGTGGTCGGGCATGTGGTACACTGTTGGAAAGGAAACTATCCATGGTAACAGCAATCATTCTCCTCGGCGTCGGTTACATCAGCATCAGCATCTGGGCGGCACGCGAAGTCGAGCGAATCGACAAGGATGGAAGGGCATGAAAGCCGAAATCGAACTCCTCGCTAAACTCCTCGTCGAATCTCTCGACCCCGAAATGGATCGGCTCGACACGGACAGGGAGATGGTTCTGTGGACGATGCTACTTGAGCAAACGGCTCGCGTGACGGCGGTCGAAAGCACGGTGAGAGCATAACATGGACCCGAACGCTACTTTGGCAGAGATAGAGACCTTGCTAACACGGCTCGAGGACTATCTTGACGGTGGTGACGCGGATGGCGCTACAGATCGGGTATCCGAACTATCTGAAGCGCTGCAAACGTGGCTACTCCGTGGCGGATTTGCACCAGACTGGAGCAAAGCACCGCAGGCGGCCGCAATCTTCGGGAGAGAGGTCCAGGCATGAACAGCAACACCTACTACATGGACAAGATGGCGCTGGAGGTATTGGCCAACCAAGGCTTAATCTGGACACTGCGGGTTATAGCCAACGCGGTAAAGGCTTCGGGCGAAGACAACTTCCCCAACGACAGTGACTATCAGGCGATAGTCTGGCGCGACTCGGAACTGGTTCACAAGTGCGCAGACGAAGTGAGCAAAGGCTTAGACGGGAAGGTGAGAGCATGAAAGCCCACCAACTACTGGCGGCCGAAAGGGCGTGGACGCAGGGCGCCTTTGCCAGGGACAGGACCGGCAAGGTATGTCCTTTCGACGATAGACTTGCCTGCGCATGGTGCCTTGAAGGCGCCGTGGCTAAGTGCTACCCAAAGCACGAAGAGGCCCTGGCCCAGCGTGCGAAGCTTAAGGAATGGCTTCCTGAGCGAACACTTGGAAGCTGGAATGACAATCCAAAACGGACGCAAGCCGAGGTCGTGGCGCTACTGAAGGAGCTCGACATATGAAAGCCCATGAGCTACTGTCGCCCGAAGGGGCATGGACGCAGGGCGTAATGGCCAGTGACCAAGACGGGCTTGTTTGTTGGGCGCTCGCACCACAAGCCCGCTCATGGTGCCTACTGGGTGCGCTGCACAGATGCTACAATGACACAGACTACGGTTACGCGGTGGATGACATCGAGTCCATCCTACGTCTCCAAGGTTACGATTATCCCGAGGCCTGGAACGACGCCCCGGAACGGACCCAAGCCGAGGTCGTGGCGCTACTCAAGGAGCTCGACATATGAAAGCCCACGAGCTACTGGCACCTGAAGGGGCATGGACGCAAGGCACGACGGCTCGAGACGCCGCAGGCAAACCGACCCACCCTCTCAACGGTGACGCCGTCTCTTTCTGCACTCTGGGAGCCATTGGCCGCTGCTACGGTGGGTATAACTATGAAACCAGCGCGGCCTTATTTAAACTCCAAAGCCGCATCGAAGAACTTGGGTATCATACGCCGATTGCCCCTTGGAATGACGCCTTGAACCGAACGCAAGCCCAGGTCGTGGCGCTGTTGAAGGAGCTCGACATTTGACCCCCCTCGAGCGCAAGTATGAAACGCTCGTCCGTGCCGCGTTCAGTGACGAAGCGGCCATGCCCGATGGCCCAAACCGCGAGCTTTGGAGAAATTTACGGCGTTCTCTTCAGAGCGTCCTATACTGGGCGCGAGAGTACGTCAAGGCAACTAACCCAAAGGAGACTGATGACCATCGCAGAACTAATCGCCGAGCTCGAAAAGCTCCCCCCGAGCCTGGATGTCTGGTTAGTGGACGAGAAGGAGGGCATCACGTTCCCGATGAACGGGACACTGAGGGTATGCGAGACGGTCCGGCGCAATCGCGTTGATGGCTGGTATTGCGGCCCTGACGAGCCGACGGGCGTCCAACACGTGGAGCTCGAATGAGGGCGTTCCTCGGCACGCTCGTTGCAGTGTTCCTCACCGTGTTCGCTCCCCGCTACTCTAAGCCACACCCGGAGACCTACGACGAATGAACCTCTTCAAGAAACGCCCAGCCCCGGACGCCCGGGACCCTATCGCCCAGAAGGCCGCAGAGGTGCGACGTCAAGCGAGTGACGCCCGAGCGGCCCTCAAGGCCTTCCACAAACGCATGCGAGCCGCTCAGCTGCCCGGTGGAACGTGGGTTCGCGTCGACGTCGAAACAATCAACAGCGAGTCCCTCTGCGTCGGTCAAAGCGGCCTTTGGCTTGCGTCATACGGTGAACGACGACGCCCTTGGAGATTCTGGGTGAGCGACGTTGACGCCCTCACCGCCGCTGCAGCCCTCCCAGAGCTGGAGCGCAAATTACTGGACAACATCGAAGCATGACCAAGTCCATGCCCTATCAGGCCCTCCTGTACGTCTACAATCCCAACAATCGAGGCCTCAGCGGGCAAGTCATCCAGTCGCCCGACAATCGCCTCTACACCACGTTCTACGAGGACAGCGATCTCACAACGCTCGTTGTTCGAATGGAGTCAAACCGCGCCCGGTGGCACACACTGGGCTACTTTACGAGGAGTGTGTATGGTAACGACATCTGAGCTCGGGAACGCCGCCGAGTACGCCCGTCAGACACTCGTCGCGATGACGATCCGCCTGAGCGAAGAGACGCTCAACGGCCCCCCGCCTGTGTTTCTGTGTGACGACCCCAAGATCCGGACGCTGGGCGACGCCCTGTACGCCGCGCGCCTCAAGCTCCGGTCGGCCCTTTACAGATGTGAGGAGATAGCGTGAAAAAGAAAGCCTGGAAGCTCATTCAGAACGGCTGGACGCAAGGCAGCATGGCTCGGACGAAGGGAGGCAAGCCTTGCAGCCTCAAAGACGCCTCGAAAGTCTGTCTCGCTGGGGCGGTCCTGAGAGTCTACGGCATCGCGGTCATGAATCTGTTCAACGAGTCATTTTCTCGCTCGATGGGTATGGGCCCCGTGACGTGGAACGACGCCCCGGAACGAAAGAAAAGTGAAGTTGTTAAACTGCTAAAGGAGTACAATCTATGAGCTTCTGGAACCGCCTTGGTGAGCTAAACGCCACTATCCTCTACCGACGAGACGCCGGGACCCCGACCTCACAGGTCTTGACCCGCGTTCGAGCCTTGGACCGGATCTTACCGCCCGTGAACTTCCGAGGAAGCTCTGAACTCCACGTCGAGAATGGCGAGGTTCTAACGCCAGACGGCAGCTCTTTGCAGGGACGCGTGTGGACGATGAGCGACGACGAACTGCTCCACGTCGGGACAGTTAGCTTGCCTCAGCTCGTCGACGACTTGATCGTCTGGTTTAGGGGGCGGGACGCATGAGAGACCCCGACGGCACGTTCTACACTGGGGACGGGCGTCTCTATGAGAGCTTCCGGTGCGAGATCATCAAAGAGCACCGATCCCGCCACCCAAAGATCAACCTCTGGGTCTCCGGTGGAGAAGGTGCTCACCTTACCCCCAAGGACGCCCGGAAGCTGGGTGCCGAGCTGCAACGTCTGGCTGACAACGCGTGGTATGACGCCCCGTGACGCCCCGCGAAGCCGTTGCAGAATCTTGTGTTACGTCCCTCTGGCCAGCGTTCGACGCAGCGTTGCGTTCGACGCTCAACTGAAAGGAACTCCCGTGAGTAGACTCATTTACGTCGCTTTCCTCGTCTTCACGTTCCTCACCGCCGCGATCACCCTCTTCCCGCTGGTGAACGCATGAGTCGCTCGCCACACCTCATGTCTCCGAGCACTGTAGGAGCCCGGAGTGAGCTCCTGGCGGCCGCACACCTTATGGAGTGTGGCTACCATGTCTTCCGCGCCATGTCTCCTTCTGCAACATGCGATCTGATTATAACAAAGCCCGGGCAACAGATGATACGCGTTGAGGTTAGGACCGGCTACCCGCGCGCAACTGGTGGAATTTCTTACCCTTACGCTAAGAAAGACCACGGACGCAGTGATTGGGTCTCTGTCGTTGTCGGGGACAAAGTGCGCTTCTTCGTCTCAGGTCCCTGCAACCCAGGAACCCTTGAGATCTTCCCTCAGCTTGATCAACAGGCCACGGCAGGGCAAGGAACCGGGCTGGACGCCCCGTCCTTGCAAAACGTCAGTGACTACACAGAACCGGTCAACAGGTTGCCCGGACGCCGTAAAGCGCAGCGGGCGCGTTTTAAGAAAGGCCACCATGCGCGCATTCACTAAGACGATTCGACGCAGCGTCACTCTCCGGAGCGGGGACCCGACGCTGGGAGACGCTGAGTTCGTCCTAAAGCTGGGTCCCCTTGGCGTAGAAGTGTCTAAGAAACATACACAAGTGTCAAGATTCTTGACATGGCGAGCGGTGATCGGCTTCGCTCTCACTCACGCCGAGGGACGCAGGGGACCCCCTCTGGGAGAGCTTAATGTATGAGCAGGGCGGAGTTACGGCGCTGGAAGGGGGTAGTCCCCCCCCTCACCAAAAGTTACTCGCCGGTGACGCTGATTACCTACAGTGGTCCTTTCTTGACTCTATACGCGCGTACGCGTAATATAAAGAGAAGCGTAAGCTATCGTAGCCATGCGTCTCTCTCTTGCGTCGCCGGCGAGTAACTTTTTGAACCCAGGGGGGCTACTCCCCCAGAAAGGCTTTCATGCTGTCCCTGTCCTCTGAGATGATCATCTACCAGCCCAAGGCCGCGGCTGAACTGCTCTCGACATATCTCGCGTCCTCGACTGAGGTTCTGCGTGGTGTCGGTGACCGACAGTGCTTCTATCTGAACAACTCCTTCGGGATCACCGGCCCTTTCTACGGTGGCCTCGAGCTCGCCGACAAGCTCCTCGCAGAGGAAGTCATCCAGTTTGTTGACAAGAATGGGGAATATCTCCCAACAATCCACCGCCACCATTTCCACTGCCGGACGTGGCTGAACCAGAAGCTCACGTCCTCATTCGTCGAGCGCCATATTCCTATCCTGCGCGCGACCGTCCGTTCCCCGGCATACGACCTCTCGGGGGTGAAGCTGAAGCAAGTCCCGCCCGGTTACTACGCGGCGCGTAAGTGGCGTGTCACTGGGCAATTCAACCCAATGCCGGTCGACCCCGCTTACCCCCACCTCGTCGCTCTCTTCAGCGGAATGACCTTTGCCCACCCCACCGACCGAGGCAACCTCACCGGCTGGACGGTCGCGGCCGTAGCGCGGACGGCGATCCGGGAGTTCCCGATTCTCATCCTCAACGGAACGTCGAAGGGCGTGGGTAAGACCACCGTCGCTCAGGCGATCTCGACGCTGATCTACGGCCAGGAGCGGGCGCCGATCAGCTTCACGAACAACGAAGAGGAGTTTGAGAAGCGAATCGGGGACTTCGCCGATATCCCCGGCCCGAACATCATGGTCTGTGACAACATTCGCGCCAAGCGGCGCCAGACAGGCGAGGTGAGGAGCCAGGCGCTCAGCACCGCCGCGACGACCGGCGTAGCGTCCGGTCGCGTCCTCTACAGGGGCATGCGTCCCGTCCACTACATCATCCCGATCTTCACCATGAACGAGGCGTCCGTCGAGCACGACCTCCACGACAAAGCCCTTCACGTTTCACTAACCCGCCCGGCCGGGCTCCACGAGAAGGAAGCCCCGTACTTCAACCCATACCCGCTCACATACGCTAAGACCCACCGCCACGAGCTCCTCGCCGAGATCGCCACCCTGCTCGAGTCCCTCACGCTGGACGCCTCGTTCGCCCCCGTTGGTCGTATGAAGGGCTTCGAGCAGATCGCTACCCTCGCCTGCCAGACCCTCGGCCTCCCTTACGACTTCTCACCGCACGTCGAGTCCCTGGACGCAACGCTGATTGAGCTCGTGCGCGCGGTGGAGGCCTCCGAGAAACAGCCGGTGCCTATCGACGACGTCGTTGAACGGGTAATCACGAACCCGGATTCATTCCCGCAACTCAACGACGGGTTCCTCCAGAAGCGCCTCACCGGCGCCGGCCAGCGTCGTCAGTACCTTTACAACAGCATGAAGCATTACATGGCCGTTAGCCCCAACTGCGGCCTCGAGACTTTCCTCGTTGACAAGAAGATCTTCGCCCGCTACACTCCTAAAGCATGAGTTACGTTCCTTTGCTTCTCTTCGTCAGCGCCCTCATCTGCGCTGACTTCACCAACCGCGCAGTGATCCGCCGCCTCGAGGAGCGGATCGCTGCTTTGGAGGCACATGACAATCGCTGACCTGATCGATAATCTTCAAGACTTCGGCCCCAACCTCAGAAGTTACGAGATCGAGCTGATCTTTCCTTGCGAGGGCTGCGTCAGTGCGCCTGTGAAGTTCGATGTCAAAGGCATGTGGATTGCGGACGAGAAGGTGATCCTTACTGGAGGCACGCTCGTCAAATGACAGTCACCCAGCTGATCGCCGAGCTCACTGAGCTTGGACCCGAGTACAAGGACTTCCCGGTACTCTTCGACTTCAACGACGATCCCGACTACGAACCCGTGTCTTGTGTCGTCCGGGGCGTCGCGGTAAACACGCGGGAGGTGGTCCTTGGCAGCTGAACCGGAATTTAGGTTCAAGGTCTGCATCACGCTCGCTGTCGTGCTCGTCTGTATCATTATGATCGGCGCTACGATAGCCATAGCGACAAGAGAGTGGAGAGACGGCATGTGTCACTGCGGCCACTTCACGCACAGTGCAGAAAGGATTACGAAATGACAGTAGAGCGGTTGATTGCTGAGCTGACGGCGCTCGGTCCGGGGTATAAAGATCATCCGGTTACCTTCGACATTCCGAGTGATTTTGATTCGTTTAGGCTTGAAGTGGTGGATCTCACCATATCGACGAAAGAGGTGATTCTTGGCAGCTGATCAACGCGGCCTTGACTACTGGGAGTCCCGCTGGCTTAACGCCAAGACGCCCGGAGACGGCTCCTGGGACGGGGACGAGTTCGCTCGCCGTCTCGAACAGGAGTGGATTCTGCGTCGCCTCCGCGCAACCGCTGGTCCTATCCTCGACCTCGGCTGCGGGGCGGGGGCGTTGTTTGAGGGAGCCGCCGGAGCGAAGATCTACGAGCTCGCCCTCAAGCGAGGCTACCTCGGCGTCGACGGCAGTACAGCTGCGATCGCCCGAGCGCAGAAGGACCTCCCGGGCTTGACGTTCGAGGTATGCGACCTCAGCCAAGCCTGGCCCAAGAACGCCGCGGACGTCGTCATCTCGCGGCGCTTCTTACAGAACCTCAAGCCGGCGGAACGCGGCCCCCTCATCGTCGGCATCCGAACCTTCCCTTACGCAATCCTCCTCGAATGCACGATCCGCGGCCTCACGCAGACCAACGTCATTCGCTCGGCGATGGGTCACTACCCGGCGCTCAAGGAACCGGAGTTCAACTACTTCCTCACGACAGAAGAGCTCACCCAGCTCGGGGGCAGCGTATCGTGGCCCCTCGGCCGCTACTACGCGCTGACCCGCGGAATCCTCGACAACCGCAACAGCGAGGAAGCCTACAACATTTGCGCCAAGCTCATGGACTGGCCCCTCGGCGTCCCGATGGGGCTCGTGGCGGGGATTTCGTGGTGACGGTCCGAGGTTTTTACTTCTAACGGAGCAATGACATGGAAAACAAAGACTTTTTAAAACTTGTCGGCCGGCGTGTTGACCGCCTTAAAGTAGGTGGAAGCCAGGAGTACATGTGCTTTGAGACAGACGTGGGCCCGATCTTTTATCGTGTGGAAGGAGATTGCTGCTCTGAGTCGTGGTTTGCTGACCTGGTAGGCGCCATGTACCTGATAGGTGGGACGGTGCAGAGCGTAACGGCGTTAGATCTCCCGGAGAAGTATGAGGGAGGGCCGAAGTGGGCGAATAACGAGGACGGCCGGTGTCGGCAGGACTACGACAAGGTCTATGGATACAAGCTCACGACCAACAAGGGCGACGCTGTGATTGCCTTCCGAAACAGTAGCAACGGCTACTACGGAGGGGACCTGTGGCGGGTGGAGAAGGTAGCCGATGAGGTTCGCTGGACTGAACTCACAGAGGATTGGAGTGCATGACCGTGGAGTTCTTACTGGCTACCCTAATCGGCGTTGATTTAGTGGCGATCGGGCTCATGACTTTAGGCATGGTCCTTTATGACGACGGAAGCGAGATGTGAGCCGAAGCAAGCGAGACCGCGGGCACGTGCGGAGGGCGAGGCGCAAGATGAAACGCTTTCGGCGTCGAGCGATACGTCGGGCTCCCGATCCGCGAGCGACGGAGAAGAAGGATCGTTGTGGATGCTGTGAAATTCAAAGAGTGTCGGTTGACAGGAAAGGAGATTCTGAATGAGCA